AAAATATTAAAGTAATCCATATTGGGGACCATGCAGATATGCCTTCTTTATCACAATATGATAAAGGAATGAAAAAGATGGAAGGTCGTCGATACCAAGATGATCTAGATTCTGCAAATGAAGCATGGAGAGTTCTCAATCAACCACTTTATGATTTTAATGTCAATAGAAAAAAGACCAAACAAAAAATCTGGAACCCAGAGCGTTATATTACTCTAGGCAATCATGAAGATCGTATTAATAGAGCAATTAATGCTAATCCTCAACTAGAAGGTATGCTTGGTTTAGATAAACTAGACTATGAGCGTAGTGGTTGGAAAACTAGTGCCTATACTCAACCAATTTGGTTGGATGGGGTTGCTTATTCTCATTACTTCTATAACCCAATGACAGGAAAACCCTATGGTGGACAAAACATTGAAACAAGACTCAAAACAATTGGGCATACATTCAGTATGGGACACCAGCAAACCCTTATGTACGGTTTGCGGTTCGTGGCGGGAAAATCACAACACGGATTGGTTGCAGGCGCGTGTTATCTTCACGATGAAGACTACAAAGGTCCTCAAGGAAATGCCCACTGGCGAGGAATTATCGTAAAGCATCAGGTAAAGGATGGTAGTTATGACCCTATGTTTATTTCCCTGGATTATCTTTGCAGACGTTATGAAGGTTCGTCATTAGAGAACTTTTTGTCTAAAAAATATCCCAACCTGTAAAAAGCAAAGGATCTCATCAAAGAAGTATGAGAAAGACATATAGAGTAAAACTGAGTGAGCTAGTCTCCGATTATAATAAGGATTATGCTATTGCTAATCTTTCCCATAGTTTTACTGGATATGATCCACAATTTACAGAAGGTAATGGTTTTATTACTTTTGCTGTAAATACTGATGAACATCTCACCAATGAAATAATTAGAGAAAAACTTTCAAGCTCTACTTTTGTTAGTGCAGTAAGTAGTGGTGACTATAAAAAACGAGTAGTCAAAGTGCCTCAATTAAAACAAGCTGAAAAAATTCTNCCTTATCCCAAGGGTAATCAACTTGAAAGACATGTTAATTTACATCACGATGAATTAATGACTTTAGACAAAGCCATTAACCATTATCAAGACATGTCAGCTAAAGATTTTGAAGAAACTTTTGGTAAAATGGATGATCTTGAAGCTTGGCATTCAGAAGATCATGAACGTTATGGTGCAGACCATGAGCATGATCATAGTTGGATTGGTGGCCCTAACGATATCAAAGAAGCTGGACAAGGCAGTTGGAACAGAGAACAAAGCATTTGGCGTCCTGCAGAATTTAAAGGTACACCTTCACCCAATCCAATGTCTGACAAACAAAAAAGAAAACTTTTTCATTTATTTAGTGAAAGAGATTATTCAGCCCACCCCTATGCAGGCACTTTTGCATTCCATGAAAAAACTCTCCAAGAAAAACCTCAATTATACAGTAAGGGTCAAGCAAGTCAATTGATCAATGCAATGCTTGAGTTTCCCTATAAAGAAGGAATGGAACCCAAAGAAGCTGCTACTGAAAGTACTTATCCTGATTTTGCTCATGGTAAGGGTATTAATGGAAGCCCATTAACTGATACAGCAAGTAATAATCCATTTACTACAGAGCAGGGTAGAAGTGGAGTAGATGCAAATCTACATATTCCAGATACTGAAAATGTTCAATATATTATTGATCAAGACAATATTAGAAATCCTGCAAATGATAAAAGATTCTCTAGTTGGGTAACTGCAAAAGAAGAAAAGAAAAAAGAAGAAGTAGATAAAGATGGATTACCTATACCTGAAGAAGATAAAGATCTTCCAAAAGGTAGAACTCTATCTGACCTTTGGGGTGGTATTGGTGGTATGGGTACCTCTAACGATAAATCCGGTAATTCATAATGACCAACTTTTTTGATTCTAAACCAGAAAGTTCTAGTGATATTAAACTCACAGACGATGATGGTTATTTAAAAAACCCCGTTACTGGTGGTAACACCTGGTTTCACAGTTCAAGTGGTCACGATACAGTATTTAGTGATAGTTATTTAGATCATGTCTCTGGACATGTAGGAACCTATCATACAGCTGATCCTGATGAAACTCTCAACAATGGTTATCTTCATTCTAATAAAATTAAAATGAGTCATCCATTAGTTGTTTCAGATCATCATGATATAGGTAATTGGAATACCGGGAAAAAAGATGACCTAGAACGTGGTCAATTTCATAATATTGCTTCTCTAGTTAAACATTATGCTTTAAAATATGGTCATGAGCTTTTTCCACATATTCCTAATCCCAACGAGCCTGGTGCAGAAGAAGAATTTTACCGTAGTCAAAATGAAAGAAATGAAAATAAAATTAATGCTTGGAAAAAGCAATGTGATGAACTTACTGCTGGAAGAAAAAGTGATCCTTGGCATGTAGAGTGTTCAGAACCCAATTGTAGAACGTGTAATTATCTTCCACCCCGTCCAGAAATTGAAAAAGATAAATTTTCTACAAATTATCTAGAAAATTTTAAACCTAGTGATAGACTCCGTGTGTTAAGATATGGCGCAATGAAAGAAGGTTATGATGGATTTGTATTTCATTATAACTCTAAAAACCCTACTATATTTGTATTAAAACCATCTAGTCAAATTGAATCTCATAAAATTGTAAAAGAAAATACAGCTAGTGAAACAGAATTAAAAAAGAATAATCCTGTAGTAAATGAAGATACAGGACTACAACAATTCATTCGTAAAAATGACCTCTTTGAAGCAGAAAAAGCTAGAGGCGCTGAAAAGAGAGCATCATGACATTACCATTAAGATTTTCTGAAATTGAAAATAATGGAGAAATGGGAGTTGGCATTGGGTTTATGGGTGGTCCCGGGACTCCTGCTACCCCTGATGAAGGTACCAGTAATATTACAGATGTTACTAAGAGCCCTGGTGGACCAAGTATTGTCCCCAACCCAGTTGCCCCTAGAGGCGATAGAGGTCAAGGTGGTCCTCAAATGAATACAGTAGAGAATAATACTCAAATTAATCCCAATACTGCTGAAGGTCATGGTAAAGTTACCACCGAAAGTATTCCAGTCAGTAACCAAGGCCAAGCCATTCTTCCAGCACTTAATAGTTGGTATACAAGTAGTGTTCATTTTGGTATTGCAGAAGACAATTTAACAGATACTCCATTTGAAGAAGATTCAGATGGAACAGAGGCCAACTAATGAATTATAAATACTATCCAGTAGGTGTAGCTGCAACTAATTTTAAACCAGGAGATTTTTTTCTTGTTGAGACAAAAGGAGCAGCTGCTAAAGTAATTCGTTTTGGGCAATGGTTGAGATACCATGGTAAAATGAAACCTTTTAGTCATTGGAACCATACTGGTATTATTATTAACTCTAATGGTGATACTGTTGAAGCCAAACCTACTAATGTTAGTCAGGGTAATATTAAGGATTATGTAGATTGTCCTGTTTATATAATTTTTACTAAGCTCAACAATCAAAGTGCTCAACAAGTAGAAGCTGCAGCCAAAAGTTTCCTTAATGATAAGTATGGATGGTTGACCATTGGCTCTATTGTTCTACAATTGCTCACAGGTATTAAGGTACAGTTATCCTTTGCCAATAGTGTGGTATGTTCTGGACTAGTAGCACAAAGCCTTTGGGCCGGTGGAGTTATATTCAATGAGAATCCATTCCAAATGATGCCTGCTGACCTTGCAGCTGCTTTTAATGTAGTAAGGGAGCAAAATGCATAATTGGAAAGACAGATATGATCTAAAAATCATTCCAAATCCTGTGAGTGATGACGAATTAAAAAGACATGTTTTAATGCATCATCAAGAAGGTACTAAAGACCCAGGTGAATTTAGAGATTGGGTAAATTGGATGACTGAAGATCCATCAAGTCATATGAAAGAAACTAATGGAAAACCTCGTAATTATTTACGTGAACATCATGATGATAGACATGACTTTAATAGAGAAGATGATTATGAAATATTCAATCATGAACACCCTTGGGAAGAAGATTAGTAATCTCATTTGATTTAATAGAGTAAAGCTATATATAATCATAATATGAGAAAAATAAG